GCTACACTTCACTCACACACTCAAGATAAAGAAACTGTACAAGGAAGGCTTTACCACACTAGAGCTTGCACTGATGTACCGAGTACCTGAATACGTTATTAACAAGTACACACAAGGCTTAAAGCAAGTAGAGAGAGTATAGTAAGGTGATGAATAAAGACGGAGAGCCTCCCAGTATACTCAGCAAGTTCAAAATTCGACCTTTTGAGTACGATCTAACATTACGAGACATTAAGAAACGTATTAAAAGCAGAACGATATTGCATTTGTAGCAAGCTCGTGGTATAATAGAATTAAGTTAAAGAAAGGCTTATAAAATGATAATATTAACAATAATTATTGGAATCTTAGCACTAATTCTACTAATTACCGGAATCTATAGGAAAAGTGTCCATTATTATGGTGGGTGGGAAATTTCAATAGGTGTAATGTTATTCTCTCTATTGATAGTGCTGCTGCTATTCATTACAAATGTGAAATTATCAGATCAAACACTTACAGGATATGTATACTCAAAAGATAGTTTTGCTGGTGTCACTAGATACCATATACGTTATAGTGAAAATGCAGGTGAAGACAGTCAACCAAGTTTCTGTACTAACACTGACTCTGAATCAGATAAATCAAATGCTAAATTACTTGACTCACTTGTTGGAAGTGGAGAAAAGGTAACCGTTAATATTCCATCTGTTGGCTGGTATTTTTCAAATGACCTGTGGCACTGTAGCTCAAATGCTAAGTTATTAAAATAAGAAGTATTATTATAACTTCATCTCTCAAAGGCACTTAACGTGTCTATTTTGAGTTAAGCGCTAATGTGGTAAAATGAGTTTACAATGAAAGAAACCTCTAAAAACCCAGTAGGACGACCATTAGCCTTTAAAAGTGTCAAAGAACTGTCAGATAAGATTGATGAATACTTTTATTGGTGCGATAACCGTACTAAAGATATTTACATTAAGGACTTAGGCGATAACCTATCTGTGAGTTCACCTGCACCGTATACAATGAGTGGACTTGCAAGGCGACTTGGGATTGATCGTGATACCATTATTAACTACTCTCATAAAGAATATTTTTTCGGCACTATAAAAGCAGCGAGAGAACGAGTTCAAGAAGATGTAGAGACTCGACTTATGGAAACGAGCAACCAATCTGGTGCAATCTTTAATCTAAAAAACAACTTCGGTTGGAAGGATAAAACAGAAACAGATATTACTTCTAACGGTAAAGGCCTAGAGATTCCAGTCTTTAAAGTCGTAACACCAGAGACTGTTACACATGACAAAGACAGTACAGATACCAATTGAGTTCCAACCACTACTAGAAAAGTGGTGGGATGAAGCGGCAGTATACGGAGGTCGTAACTCTTTAAAATCTCATACTATTGCCCGTATTCTTTTAGGCAGGGCAATCGAACGAAAGACAAGGACAGGTTGTTTCCGTGAATATCAAAGCTCACTTGCTGACAGTGCCTATCAATTACTTAAAGACTTATGTGAAGAAAACGAACTATGGATGTTCAACTTTACCAAAGATAGTATTGTTAATACCTTAAACGGATCAGAATTTATATTTAAGGGTTTGCACAATAACGTTCAAAGCATTAAATCAATTGAGGGTATGGACTATGCTTGGGTTGAAGAAGCTCAGACGGTAACTGAGAATAGTCTCGACGTACTTGTCCCAACGGTTCGTAAGGAGGGAGCACAGATTATATACTCCTATAACCGTCTTAGAGATAAAGACCCCGTGCACAAACGTCTAGTGCTTGATAAGCGACCCAACAGTCTAGTAATTAATATCAATTATGATACCGCAATAAAATATGGTTGGATGTCACCAAAGCTTATAAGGGATATGGAATACGACCGGGATAATCGCCCCGAAACATATCTCCATAAATGGCTAGGTGAACCAAGCAACAAAAAAGGGAGAATATACAACTTTAAGCGTATAGAAAAGCTACCTATTGAAGCTAAATTGGTTGGAAGGGGATTAGACTGGGGTTATACAAATGACCCAACCGCTATTGTAAATGTTTATAAATACAATAATGGTTATATTATAGACGAAGTTGCTTATGAAAAAGGATTAAAAAACTTTACAATCGGTAATCTTATCAGGCTAGACGAGAGATTGCCACCCGCAACAAGGGATAACGATTCAATAGAGTTTGCTGGTACTACATCAATAGTTACGGTAGGGGATAGTTCAGAGCCTAAGTCTATTGATGAAGTCTCTGAGTGTGGTGTGGCTATTGTCGGAGCTGTTAAGGGCAAAGACTCTGTTAACAATGGTATTCAGCGTATGCAGGACTTAGATATAAGTTACACAGCTTCAAGCACTCATATTGAGGAAGAGATGCTAAACTATATATGGTTGATAAACAAAGACGATAAAAGCCTAAACGTACCAGTAGACGATTATAATCACCTTATGGATGCAGCACGTTATATTATAACCCATCTGCTGACCTTCAAAATAGAATACGCCAATGCTAGATAGACTATAGACACTAACGCACTATACTTCTTATACTAAGTAACAGATAACGAGGAAAACGCTTTGAACCCTTTGGCAAAATTATTCAACAGACTAACCAACAAAACTCCTAAGATGATTACCAGAGATGATTTAGGTTGGGTAAATATATCTGGTAATGACACATATGGTGAGTTTATTGCTAATGATTACGAAAACGCCTACCCTTCTGTTACCAAGATAACTAATAAGTTTATGAAAATACGCCCTTATGCTGTTGACTCCACTGGAGAAAAAGTAGAAGCACCAGTATTAGATGCCTTGTATCACCCTAACCGAAAGAATAGCTCTGTTGAGTTTCGTGAAGCAATTGTACTTATGTATCTCGTACACCCTCAAAGTCATATTCTTCTATGGCGAAAAGAAGGCAATGTTATTCTTCCTGGCGGACGTATTACTAGTAAGAATATTGGTGGTTTTACATTCTTACAAAATCCAACAACCGTAAATGTCAACGGTAAGATTACTTATACAATTACTACGCCAAAAGGTACTTCACAATATTCGGAAGATGAAGTTATTACATTAGGCGGACTAGACCCATACGCAATCAATACAGGCGGTTACTCTCCTACCCGAGCAGCACGTAAGTGGACAACCATTGATGACTACATCGCACAGTATCAAAAGGGATTCTTCAAAAACGGTGCAGTCCCAACTGGTGAGTTTGTTATTACAGCCCAGACCGCTAAGGACTTTAATGATGTCGTAGACAAACTACAAGAACGACACCGTGGTGCTGGTAAGAACGGAAATGTTACCTACACTCACCGTCCAGTAGACCCTAACACTAACAAGCCCCTTGATGCTCAGATTGAGTGGATTCCTTTTGCTACACCTAACCGTGAGCTTTCACTTAATGACCTATTTACACAGGCAAATAAAAAGATTGACTCAGCTTTCGGTGTTCCTGCGTCTATCAGAGGTGTTGGTGAGAATAACAACTATGCTACAGCCCGAACAGACCAACAAAACTTTATGGAGAATGTAGTAGAACCTATTACCCTTAAGATATGGACACAATTTACTCATGAGCTTAACCGTATTACTGGTGGTCTTGGTGTACAGATTACCGCTGACGTTCCTATCCCTGCTCTTGCTGATGAGGAAAAAGTACAAGAAGAAACCGGAGCAATCCGTGATGCTCGCTTTATTATCTTGCTTGATAAAGGATATACACCAGAGAGTATTGAAATTTACTTTAAAAGCCATGACATAAACGATCTTATTGTAGGTATAGTCAGTAATGATGTGGTAGAAGACAACCCAGACATTGACGAGGGTGATGAAGTACAAGATAGTCCTGAACCAGATAACGCAGGACTGAAGCCTACAAACAAGGGGACGGCAAAAAGCACAAACCCAAAAGCATCGTCTCATAGTCCTGAACCTGCTGTTGATGCAGAACTAGTACCTTATGAGCTAGATATTGAGAATGCACTTAATGCACAGATAAACAGACAGGCTTCAAGAGTCTCAGTTTCTCCGGTGCCCTAGCAGAAGACCCCACTGAGCAGGAGAATGACGACTTAACGGAAGAGATATTGGCAATCTTACTTCTGCTGTTCTTAATGCGTGGACAAAAGGTATATAACAGCGGACTGCTATTAGCTATGTCTGGTGGACTAGATATATCAGGTACAGCAGGGTTCACTGGATCTGTCTCAACTCAAGCCGACAGAATATATATGAAAGACGTAGTTAAGTCATTCAATGCTGACACATCAAGTGAACTATCCAAACTCATTGAAACTAATAAGTTATCTGGTCAAACTGTTACCAAGCAAGCACTTGCAGCGTTTGTATTAGGTCAGACTTTTAGAGTCAAACGATTCTCACAAAACGAAGCATGGCGCACAAGTGAGACATCTGGTAATAAAGCAATGATTCAACTTAACGTTCAGCTAAACGCTACTCAGATAGCTGGAACATATAAGATATGGAACATTCAGGATAGCGCCTGTTTTATCTGTCGCCCCCTCGCAGGCATTACATAGGTATAAAGGAACTGTTTCCTGGTGGTTTAGATTCACCCCCAGCCCACGTTAATTGCCGATGTAAGCTTTCATACTCTATAATTAAGGGTAACGCAAATCCTACAAACATCGAAGGCAAAGACCCTAGCGGTATATATGCAGAGAATGGCCGTTACCTCGGTAAGAAACTTGGCGGCGGTATGGTAAGTATAAAAAACCCAACTTCTAAACTTGAAACAGTTGTTAAAGTATAGCAATTGACAGACCACAAACATAACAGTGATAATAAATACAGAACTAATACGATTGCAAAAGTTCATTTAAAGAACGCACGAGTGGAAGTTTGTAATTTAAATAAAGGAAGTGCTATGAAGAAACCATTCCTACAGCTTACTCCCGAAGGTTCATACGAGCTTTTAATAGAAGGTGTCATTTCTGGCGAAGCATGGTGGGGCGATGAGTTCACACCAAGTATGGTCAGAGAAGAACTTGCACAAGCAAATGGAAAACCACTAAAGATTATTATCAATAGTCCTGGCGGTGAAGTATTTGCAGGTGCTGCAATCTATAACGCTCTATTGCAATATGAAGGAAAAAAGACTGTACGTATTGATGGTGTAGCGGCTTCAATGGCTAGCGTTATTGCTATGGTGGGTGAAGACATTCAAATGTCCCCCGGTTCAACTATGATGATTCATCGTCCTATGGTTGGAGCTTATGGCAATATCAAAGACCTCAACAAAGCGATCAAAGTACTTGAAGCATTAGAAGAGACACTGTTACCTATCTATGAAAATAGAACTGGTTTATCTCATGACGAAGTATTCAACCTCCTAGATGAGGAAACATGGATGTCACCAGAGGGAGCAGTAGAACTTGGATTCGCTGATAGTGTTTCGACACCAAAGGTTGAGCAAGTTAGTGCATTCGACAAGATTAAGGCAATGCTCAGTAATGAACAGTTTGCTTTTTCTATGAACGCTATGCACAAGTCTTTGGAACATTACGTTGCAGAAGCGGAAGCACCAGAAACAAAGGAGAACACGCAAGTGGAAACTAAAGAAGAAAAGATTGAAGAAGTAGCTACTCCTGTAGTAGAGACTACCGAAGTCGTAGACACACCTGTGGAACCTGAGACACCAGTTGTCGAAGAATTAGCAGAAACAGAAGTAGAGGAAGTAGTTGAAACTCCTATCGCTGAAATTAAACCAATCAACTTAAAGAAGGAAACACCTAAAATGAGTAAAGAACTCAAAACTGACGAAGTTGTTGCCCCTGTTGCACTTGCTGACCCTGCGGTCGGTACTGTAGTTGCAAAAGACGGCATCACAAAGAACGAATACAAAACACGCTTCGTAGAGATGCTATCAGCTGCATACAACGGCGAAAAAGAAATCGCATCTGCTAAAGCTAAAGACATTCAGGCAGTCATGGTTATTGACGGCACAACTGGTTCACCAGTTTACGGTGGAGAAGTACTCTCTACTGACATCCGTGATGCTTACACAAATGTAGGCCGTGTTGGTGCACTTGTTAACCGCATTGATATTGAAGGTGCTGAAACATTCAAGCAACTTGTAGAAACTGCTGGTGCTGGATTCCGTCCAGTATCACTAGGTGGAACAAAGCAAGAAGACCAACCTGTTTGGACTCCTGTATCATTTGAACCACACGAGTTTGCGCTAATTGTTGCATGGCTTGACGGCGTTCAGAAACGTTCACCTATTGCTATTTACAACCAAATTGTTAAATACATTGCTCGACAGTACTCAAAGCTAGAAGATACTATCATCCTTACATGGGCTGGTGGAACATTCGGCGGTGAAACATTCCCTAGCACTGGACTCGTACCTGCTCTAGTAGCAGCCGGTCGTGTTACTCCTGTTGCATCTTACACATCTGCTGCGATTCTTCCAGCAATTGGTGCTGCATACGGTAGCCTTGAAACTGACCAACCTGTTGCCCTCGTAACTAACCGTTCAACTTGGGGTGCTATGGCTACCACTATTGACGGTGAAGGACGTGCTGCATTCACAGTAGTTGGCGATCAAGTATCTGCTGGTGCTCTTGGAACATTTAACGTAGTTCTAAGCGAAGTACTTGCTGATGGTGACGTTGTTATCGGTGCATACGATGACTACAACCTTGTCACCCGAGGTGGTCTTTCAACACTGTTCAGCCGTGAAGCGACTGTCGGTTCATTAAACCTGTTTACACAAGATGCAAGCGCACTACGTGCTGACGTTGACATCACAGGTGGAGCTGTTGCTATCGAAAGCTTCGAGCTAATGCAGTTCACAACTACTAGCTAATTAAAACGAAAGGGGTCAAACTAATATGACGCAAGCACAACTTGAAGCACTACTAGGGCGACCCTTATCGTCCATTGAAGTTACTAACCTAACTTTGTACCTTGACATTGCAAATGAACGACTACAAAAAATCCTCTGTTACTCAGTGGTGCAAGATGTAGGCGCTCAAAGGTTCTTTACTGCACGTGAAGGTTATTCCACAGTATTTGTTGGAGCTATCCAGACGATAACGGAAGTTAAGTTGAATGGTGTTATAACCACAGACTTTACACCTTATCTATGGGACTCTCGCAATAGTGAGTGGTTTAATTCAATCGTGTTTAAAGAAACATTAGAGGCAAACGACGAAGTACAGATTACAGGAACATGGGGCTTTAGCTCTATGCCTGGTGATCTCAGCCAATTGCTCGCAAAGGTTTTCGACCTTGTTAGTTCTGGTATTAGTTCAGATACAAATGTTTCAAGCAAAAAGGTAGAAGATTTTAGCATCAGCTTTGATACAAACCTTACAGCTGAACAACGATTGATCGATTCTAATATTGCAACTATCAATAAGTATAGCCTTTGTAATATAGGACAGGTTCGCAATGGGCTTGTCTGTTAGTGTATTCGATGTCTTTGTACTTCAATCGTACACGTTTCTAAGCGTCTCTAGGGGTGGTGTTTACGGTAACATGATTACCGCATCATATAACGCACTTGGAGTGTTTAAATTACGTAACGAGATGGTTCAAGTCAATAACCAAGAAGTACGTCAGTCAGCTGCAACCTTAAAAGTTAAACCAGGTGAGAGCTTTATAAGTTCAATAGCTGTGGGACAAGGGATACAAGTTGAAGGACAAGACTATGAGATCATTGGACAAACTGGTGGTCGTAACTTTGAAACTGGAGTACTTGAACATTACTCATTAACACTACAGGTAACTGATTACTCACAATACACGGAAACTTCGTAATGGCTATAAAATCAAACATTTTAAAATGGGCGAACACAACAGTTGTTGAATATGGCCGTGTAGAAGAAGTAATCGCAGGAGTTATTCTCACAAGAGCAATAATGCTATCCCCTAAAGATAGTGGTGCGCTCGCAGAGAATGGTCGTGTAGAAGATCAAGGAACATTCAGAACTGTGACTTTTGGTGATAGTTCTGTACCGTACGCAAGGCGTAGGCACTTTGAAAATAAAAAGAATCCACAAACCCTCGGCTACTTAAAAAATGCTGGGGATAGTGTAGGAAAAGAAAACCCTAAAAAATACGTGGAAATGTCAAAATGATTACTTTAAGTTTTTTGAAGCTATTAGAAGATGAAGGTTTTGGAACAATAGATGTAGATTTATTCTTCCAAAAGCTAACACTTGATAAAACTGGGATTTATATCGCAGACATAGGCGACCCAATATCAAGAGGTAGCAGAATGACCCAATCTTTTGAGCTTTTAGCAAGAGGTAACACAGACGTAGACGGTTATAAAAAGCTAGTTGATATTATTAACTGGATGAAAAATAATTATTCAAATGTTTGTAGTTTACCACCTGTTCCACCGATAACAGCAACTGGGTACAATAACGTAACCATGCTGCCATTATCAACAATAACAAACGTGGGCTTAGACGGAAATAACCGAATAATCTATAGCCTACAAGGTCAAATAATACTTTAAGGAGAATAAAATGGCTGTACCAACAGTATCAAACCCAATGGGTGGAAAACTCACAGTAGACATTAACGGTGTAAGTATTCCTAGCTTTATGCTTGGAGAACTAACCCCTAACGTAGCGCAAGTACTTCGTACAAGCGAACGTCTATCAGGTTCAACCACTCGTCCATCAAACCAATTAGATAACCCATCGTTCGACGTTGCGTTCTTCCCAAACAACTGGGACGACCTCAAGTACTTCATGCCTGAAAATTACAATATGCCTACTGGAACACAGACACTAGGTAACTGGATTATCGGAGGAGGCACTTGTAGCCTTCCTGAGACAGTCCCTGTAAACTTTCACTACGAATGTGAAGGCACTGATGACCGTGATGTATTCATTTACGCCGCACTTGTATCTTTTGAACACAATACAGCGTTCACAGCTACAGATGACCAAAGCGTTATGTTCCACATCTATCCACAAGATACATCAGAAGGACAGATCCGTTACGGTACTGGAAACTTGACTACACCGTCAATTTACAATGCCACTACGGAAACAACTGATCCAATCTCAAGCTAGTATTAAAAACTAGATACATTAAACCCCTCTTTACTGAGGGGCTTTTTGTTAGGCATAATAGTAATAGAGGAATTACCTTATTAAATTGATAACCTAGGAGGTTATATGGCTGACATTAGCATTTCACTATCAAACGTACATAACATAAGAAACTTGTTAGTTGAGGACTTAGGTCAATCTTTTAAGGTACGCAAACTTGGGGCGGGTGAAGAACTTGACCTTTCAGATAAGCTTAGAAAACTTGGTGAAATTATTACTGAACTACAAGGGATAGACTTTAGTAAATTACAAGCTGGTGACACACCTACAGCAAAAGAACTTTCAAAAATCAAAGCAATCCAAAAACGAACCAGTATTTTGACTGATGAAATCAATAGTATTAAAAGGTTTGAACTTGAGACGTATAAACGATGCTTTACTGATGATAATAACGGCAAGAATGTTGAAACACTACTAAACTCTCTATCAGAAGAAGACCGTACTGAACTTTTCAAACAAATCTTTGACAAACCTCGTATTGTTAATGCTCCCGAATTACCAATTGAAACTGCACTAAATGCTCAGGAGAGGAGACAAGTTAATGGCTAATCTATTAGACCTAATGAGTCCTGAGGATCGTCAGAAGGCCTTAGAACGTGGCAAGAAGCGATTGGAAGGTAAAAAGGGTGCAGCTATTTCACCCGAATTATATATTACTGCTGAGTTCGGATATTACTTTGGTTGGGAAGGTGTCTTAGCTATCAAACGTGGTTACATTGAAAAGTCTGACGCAAATAATCAAGTTATTAAAGAACCCTTTACATTAGAAGAAGTTATGGCACTACTTGAAGCCGCTAAAAAAGTATGGTATTCAAAGGTAATAGACACGTCACATGGATCACTAGTAGCAAATAGTTCTGTGTATTCAAAATCACCCGGAGAAGCGTTTAACAAAGGGATTAAACCCTTTACTGATAAAGCTGATATAGGATAAAACATATGGCTAATACAATTGTAGGAACAATCTCATACGACGTTAAGCTGAACCTAGCACAGCTTAAAAAAGATACTTCTCGAGCTGAGAAGATTGTTAAAGATTCCTACAATAAAATTAACAAATCACAATCTAGATCTCCTAGTGGTTCTGTGAGCGGTGGTTCTAAGACTCAAGCAGAAGGAATAACTAAAGACGTTCAGGCTCAAGTAAATGCAACTAAAAAGGCAGCAAAAGAGTCTTACGAAGCTATAGCAAAATATACACCCCAGATTCAACGTCAATTCTTATCAGTAGAACGAGCGAATAATCAGGTTTATAGTGCATCGACTCGCTCTGCAACTGCAATAAAAAAGTTTGGTACTGACTCAGTACAAGCTCAGAGAGCTACTAAATCACTCAACGTAGCAGTACAAAACCAGGTTATGAAACAGAGTAGTCTAGACAGCTCACTCCAAGGTACAGGTAAAAGCCTAGAGTTCTCTAGCGGAGCTGCCAGAGGTCTTACAGTTGCCCTTATCGCTGTTGGTGCTGCTATTGCAACAAACCTTAACGCAGGTATTCGTCGTCTTGACACTCTTAATAACTTCCCTCGTACAATGGCAAACTTTGGTATTAGTGCACAAGATGGTGAATTTGCTATTAAAGCTCTTGCTCAAGAGTTAATTGGACTTCCTACTTCACTAGACCAGGGCGCTAGGGCTGTTCAACGATTTACTGCTGTTAATAACGACGTAAAGGCTTCAACAGCTTTATTCTTAGCATTTAACAACGCAGTTATTGCTGGTGGAGCACCAATGGAATTACAAGCAACAGCACTTGAGCAGATTTCACAGGGCTATGCCAAAGGTAGAATAGACATGATTGAGTGGAGGGCTTTACTTACTGCCATGCCTGCTCAGCTTAACCAAGTAGCAGAATCTATGGGAATAACATCTACAGAGCTTGGCGAAGGCTTAAGAACTAGTTCTATCAGTGTAGACGACTTCTTGCTTACTATTGCAAAGCTAAACAGCGATGGTGTTGGAGCATTTACTTCTTTTAAAGAACAGGCAATGAATCAGGTTGGTGGTGTTCAAGTAACTTTGACAAACCTGAATACAGCTATTGCCCGTAGTATCGAAGGGATGCTGAGTGCAATAGGAACTGAAAACTTGAGAACTATTATTGGTGGTATTGCAGATCTCTTTCAAAACTTTGGCCGTGGAGTTAGCACTTCTGTTAATCTAGTTAAGACAATCGGACCGGTTGGTATAGGCGCAGCGGTTGGGATTGGTGCTTTAACGGCTGCGATGATTGCTACAAACGGAGCTACGACACTAGCCACAAGAGGACTGTTAATCTTTAGAGCTGGACTTACACTTATAAGCAAACACCCTATTATATTTGCTTTATCAGCAATAGTTGCAGGTGTAACAGCTTTAGGTGCTGCTATGGGAGTATTCAATTCAAATACAGACGAATCAGCTGATGTAGCGGCAGACTTAGAAAATTCTTTAAAAAACTACCAACCACCAATCAGGGCAGCAACAGAAGAGGCTGGCAAATTTGGTAAGCAAATGTCTAAAATAGATGACCAAATTAAAAAAGCCAATGAAGACTATAGATATAATCTAGCTAAACTGGTTTCAGATAAGAACGAAAATATTGCAAGTCTTAACAATACTTTAGCTTCTGAAAAACAATCATATGATAATTCTTATAAAGAACGCCTTGCTTCATTTGATAGGTCACAAAATGATGAAGAATCATCACATGCCCAAAAAACAAAAGCATTACAAAACCAGATTAGTTTCTTAACTAAATATAACTCTGACGCAAATAAAAAACAATTAGCTCAATTACAATTTTCATTAGCGCAAGAGAATGCATCATATCAAAAATCAGTTGCCCTGAAAAAAGGAGAGTTTGACGCTGAAACGCAATCGCAGTTTAGTCAGTATGAGCTAAGGAGAGCTGAGAACCAGAAAAAGTTAGATGAGGAGCTTGCACTTCTTGAGAAACACCGCATAGATGTAACAAGTGTCCGTGACGTTATGCTTCGTGACGAGATTCAAAACCTTAAGGATAGCCGTGATGCACAACTGCTCAGCTTGCAACAGCAGAGATCTGATATAGCAGCCCAAGGTGCAGCAAATGGAGCGGCATATGGAAATGCCTTTAATGCAAAATCTTCCAAGATACTATTAGACCTCACTCAACAACAGCAGGATGATGTTGCAAGGAGGTTTAGGAGCATAGCACTTCCATTCCTAGAAGCTGGACTAAAGTCTGGCGCACTCGGTAATTCAGCAGAATACAGGAGAGCTGAGTCACTTATATCAAGTAGAGGCTATGCGACTGGTGGTTTTACTGGAACTGGTGGAAAAAATGAACCTGCAGGAGTCGTTCACAAGGGTGAATATGTACTACCTAAAGAACAGGTAAACCAATCGACCGGAATGCCAAAAGCAAGTAGTAGCTCACAAAACATAACAGTAAA